ACCAAGTAACCAATTGCCATAACAATCACAGCAAGTCCAGTAGCCATAGCCTTACGGAATCCTTCAAAGGTATTCCACAACTTTACAAACGCCGCACCTGCCGCAATGACACCAATAACAATCCAAGTGAACGGGTTAATACCAGCAAGAATTGCACTAATGATTGCCATGCCTTTTAGGTATGCGGTTACCACCAAAATAATACCGCCATAGATTTTTAATGCATCGCTATTCTTGGATATCCATTCAGCGGCACTAACAAGGATTCCAGCAAATTTAGTAAGGTATGGCAGAAGTGGCATGATTGCCATTTCAATAAAATCTTCAAATCGTTCCTTTAATACCAACATTCTGCCAGCAAATGTCTCGGTATACTTAAGCGCACTACCACCAATTTTTGCATTTAATTCATCAAAGGCTTTAGCAATAGCCTCGTTCTTAGGCAAGGTTTGGTCTAGCGTAATGCCATAAGCCAAGAACGCTTTCATATTGCCTTGCGTCGCACGAGCCATAGCGGTAGCCGCGGCACCTAAAGGTATTTGCTTGTTGCGAGCATAATCGGCTGTGACACCCATTAACTTTTGGGCTTGCGATACGCTACCCGTTGCGGCAACAAGCGTACCCATTGCGCCAAGGGCATCCTCGCCAGCAAAACCTAACTTGGAAAATGAATTAGCATAATCAGCAACTTCGCCACTATCGCGTTTTGCCGTTTCACCTATATTTGTAAGCGCAGTATCCAAGCGCGCCGTTTGCACTTCAACATCAATTGCGCCTCTACGGATATCACCTAGCGCATTACTTAATGCAATGATGCCGCCTGTAGCAATTAAACCACCTGCCAAAGTCTTTAAAGTTGCACCAAGTCCTGCCATGCGGCTTTTAGCAACTGTTGCTTTTGAACTAAGTTGGTCTAATCCAGCACTTGCTTTAGCAACACCAGCAGACACACCAGAGGCATCAACAACGACTTTGACATTTAATGGTGGAATCTCTGCCATCACTTAACTCCTAGGTGTTTGCGTAGAATACGGACTACTAAATTTGTTTTAGAAAATTCATCTAAGGCTGGTTGCAGATAAGGGAACTTTTCATTGTTCTGCCAAGAAGGTGGATTGTAAGGCGCACCAACTTCAACGGCTCTTGCATAAACCATATCCGCACCAACAATTGCCGCGTACTTAGCGAACCCTATTCTGGTGTGTTGTCCTCTAATACTGCGACGCAAGTTACCTGTGCGATTCATAGGCGGTAGCCCTGTTATGGCTTTTTCACCTTCTGGTCTTTGACCTTTGATTTGGCGTTTACCAAATCCTTCTAAGGCTTGTGATATTTCCAATGTTGCATTACCAACACGCATATCAAGACCGCGCAAATAGGCTTGCAATGCCGCTTCAACCTGTGGCAGATTGTCGCTCATTTTCAACCTCTATTTCTAATTGCGCCATGGCTATTAACCAGTGTGTCATATGTGCTGGCTGTTCGTTGAACTCATTTATAGTCCAACCAAATTGCTTTGCACATATGTAATACAAAAATTGCTCGTCAGGGTATTCCAAATCATCAGACCGCGAACTTCCTAACCAAAGGTCTTTTAGTCTACGGAGTTTGCGGTACTCGCTTTTGGGTCGTCTTTACCTTCTGTCGTTAGATTTGGAAATAAATAATTTGCGGCTTCATCTACTTGCGCGGCAAGGAAGTCATAGTCCTTAGGAGTAAGTTCCTCTAGTGATGCTGGTCTAATGCTTGGCGGGATAAGGTCAAATGACCATTCAATAACCGATACCGCAATCATGCCGTTAGCAATTGCGATTGCTTGCATGACATCATTTTCTGCTTTACCTGCAAACTCCATAACCTTATTGCGGTCTTTCATCAACAAGGTCTTTGGGTCGCGCAACTTTACTGTGTTACCGCTTGGTAGCGTTACTTCTTTTGACATGGTTCCTTCCATCTGCCTTCGATTTTTTTAGGTTGAACTGGGGTAGGGGAAGGCGGCCTACCCCAGCCAACATTGTCTCAGGTTACTGGTAAGTACCTGAAGGCTTAGCGTTCTGTAATGTCCACTTGATATTGCCGTAACCAGCGGTTGAGCCAACATCTGTGGTGTTACCTTGTGCATTAATGTCTACTTCAATTTCAACATAATCCTTAGAGCGGTCAATCATTGCGGCGACATATGCGCCCTTAGTGATTGTTGCTTGGATTTGTGTTGCAGTTGCACCAGCACCTTGCGCCCAGTTTACAACAATTGCTGGTTGTGTGTTTGTAAGGTAACGAGTCAATTCATCATTGTTTTCCATGACAAAGCGAATCTTGCCCTTAGTCTCTAGTGCACCCAAGAATACTGAATAAGGATTCTGTGTGTTTTGTATTCCAAAGATAGGAGTTACTGGTCGCGCCATGTCAATGTTTCCATCAACAGAGTTAGATACAGTCGTTCCGCCAATTGATACAGTACCAATCCATGTAGGAATTGGCAGTACTGTTGAGAATGATGGTGTTGGTGTGGATGCCGTTGTTGATAACCAGCCTGTTCCTTTAGCATCATAGTCAAGCAGCCCGTCCGATGTGAACTTTAGGCTTAGGTCGTGGATTTGGATACCACCATATGCACGAACATTTGCGGCATAAAAATCTGTTAGCGTAAATGATGTTGGTTGTGCATCTGCGCCTACGGCAGTAGCGTTCTTAATGCTAATCGCGTGAGTATAAGGTGCTGTTGAACCAGTTGTTGTAACGCTACCAAGTATACCGCCTAATGAATACCCAAAGGTATCTGCGAATACCGGACCACCAAAGTCAAATGTAGAGTTTGAGCGACCGGGAATGTAGTTGTAATTCTTAATGAGCGAGCCGCGTAGACCCTCATCATAAAGTTCGCCAATGACATCAACTGGCTTTAACTTGGATGCTAGAACTGGAATGAAATCTGTTGGTGCTACGGGTGTACCTTTTGTGACTTCCTTAGCAATACCCAGATAACTTCGTACTGTATTTTGGACTGACATTGATTCACTCTCCTAGAGTTGGGGCTGGTGTTGCCTTGGTTGTCTTTACTGCTGTAACAAATGGTGCGCTGAAATCATCAGGCGCATCAAACTTAACGCCTTTTGCCACAAGAATTCCTAGTGTGGGAAAGGTGCGTATATCATCACCGTTGTATATGTATGTTGCCATGTTATTCCTTAGACTGCAATCATTTGGGTAACAATAAAACGAACTGTTGCCCATGTCTCGGTTGATGTTCCCTTTTGAGATAAAGGCTCTCCGTAAGTAACATCAATTGCTGGTTCGGCGGCTTGCCAAACTTGTACGCCTGATTCGTCACCTAAGCGGTGGAAACCCTCTCGCAATATTTCTTTTAAGTCATCAATAATTATGTCTAGATTGTGCATTGCATCCTCAGCATTGCGTTCTAGGCTGTGATGAAATAGTTGTAATGCTATGGAATAATCAACGCGCTTCCATCCATTATTGACACCGCCGTTAGCGATACGGCTTTCGGTTTCATTTTCAATAAAGATAACCATAGCGCAACGGTTTATGTCGCTAGGTAGTGCATTAACTTGGAAGTCAATACGCTTAGGAAACGAGGTAAATACCTGTTGAATGTTTGGGATGGTCGGTGGTGCTAAGTAGTTGAATAATGTTTGTCGTACTTCTTGCCGACCTACTACCGACTTTGGTTCAGCCATTAGCGTACTCGTCTGTAAGGTTGTAACAGTTGCATAGCCGCGGCAATTTCTTGACCAACTCTGTCTGCGTTAGGCAAAGCGGTTCCGGGGCTGGTTGATACCTGCATTGTCATAGAACTATCACCACGAGTTTTTAGGTAGGCTGTAGTAACTAGGATACAGGCTTGCTTAACGGCAGGTGGTAATGCGCTAATAGACACGCTTGGAGCATGGTCATAAACCAGCGGGCGAGTGATAGGAACAGTCGCAGAACCAAAAACATATGTGTCAGCAACAGTTACATTTTCCGTGTATTGACCATCATAAATCTTTAGCATTTCACCAGCAAGGATGCCAGTACCATCCTCAACTACCAGCGATAAAGCACCGGCAACGGCTGTAACGATAGTCGTATTAGCGTACCCATTAACATATGTGTACTTTAGGAATACTTCGTTGCGACCAGTTGCTCCCATAGCACCAAACTGCAACGGACCTTGTGAACTCCATGTGCCTAAAGTAGCGTTCGGCACAATAACTTCCTCATCCTCAATCCATGCCACGGAGCAATCGCCCAGCGACATAAGATTTGGTGGATATCCATACTGTAAAGATGTAAGGGCAACAACTGGGCTGTATCGTGGGTGGAATCTAATAGACCCATCAGGGCTATAGCGTGAGCGTTGTTGTTCGCTCTCGGTGGTAGCCGCTAAAACTTGGTTACAAAATGTATCAATCCATGATGATGCGCGAGCAATAGTATTTGCCAATTCAGCGTCTTGGTCATCAGGGTCTTGTGAGTTATAGACAAGGTTGTCAATGTCAATTGAGGTAGGAGCATCCTTGAATTCCTCTATTGTAAGGTAAGGAGTCGAGAACGCTCTTGTCGTTCCAGTATAAGCATTAGTCATTTAATTCTCCGCACTTAGAGCATTTCTTAAAGAATGAACCAAA